GGAGTATCAGACAAAAATGTTGCTTGTGATAACCTGTCGAGGGCGTTTTCTATAAACTCATCTGATGTAGTGTCAGAGTAGTTCTTATACAGGTCAAGTAAATACTGATATGTGAATGGTATGTTTTGTGGGGTTGTACCAAAAGTTACACTCTCCCTTGCATTATATAGATTACCGACATAGAAAAGGATTGCTTGTTGGATAGGTGGTGGAAGAACTCCACCACCATCAACAAGTTCTGAAAGTAGAATACATAGGTGTCGCTGAACTACTGCTTCTGCAACATCACCATACATTGTAAGCAAATTGTCATCTGCTGTGAAGTCAGAGTCTATGTGTAAGTGACTTTTAATTTGATTTAAAGTTATGTAATTCATTGCAGTAGTTTAGTTTATTGTATGTTAGACAGTAGCAAGAGCGATAGAACCGGTTCTTGCAAGTTTAGCGTCAGCGTAGAAGTTTACGATAAGTCTTACACAACCACTTGAAGCGAGAGTGTAGTTATCAACAACCACGTCAAGACCACTCCAAAGACCTATTACGAGATTGCTCCAGTCACCATAAGCGATGTTGTTTGCACCGACAAAACCGGTAGCAACTGCTGATGTTCCGTCAATTTCACCGTTCTCATAGATGAAACCGGTACCATTGGCTTTCTGAGTTCCTCTAAGGGTTGCTTTTGCAGAAGTACCCATAACGTATTTCTTCTCACCGTAGTTCTCTACACCGTCAAGGTTTGCTTCAAGGTTGCAGATGTCGGCGAAAGTTGCAACTGTGGTGAGTGTAGAACCACCATTGTAGAAGATACCTTCAGGTTGGGTAGCGGTACCCTGAGCATTACCGAAGATGGTTGCTTCGAGTTTTCCCATAATAGCTTTGGTTATTTCGTTACGAATTGCACTCTCAACACCGGTTGAGTCTTGCTGCAAGAGCATTTTCGAAATAGGAACGACACAACTCAAACGTTTTGGAGAAAGTTTCACGCTTGTGAATGTTGCAGTGTCGTCAGCGTGAGTTGCAGTCTCACCTTCCCAAGAACAGTTAACTGTGCTGATAACAGGGATTTGAACATCGTTAACCAAGTTGGTTATAATGTTACAACCAAGTTGTGCCATAACTGATTTGTTGTGGATTGCTTCCATCACGTTCCAAATGTCGGTTGCAACAACGTCTACACCTTCGGTAGCAACGTCAATTGCACGAGCTTCTGTTGGGAGAACCAACTGACCTTGGAAAGAGTTACCGGTCTTTCTCATTTCATCCATACCGGCGGAAACAACTGCCTGATTGAGTTCGTCAAGTGGTTGGTTGTTTGCCACACTTCTGATTGCTTTAACTATTGAAAAGTTTTTGTTTTCCATTTGTTTCTTTTGTTTAATTGTATTCTGTATTTCTGTCTCTTCGGACAATTTTCTTAATTCTTCGTTGATATTGTTTATTTCATCCTTCTTCTGATTGAAAAGGTTGGTCTCTTCCTCGTTCATCATTCGGATTTCCTTACGACACGTGGAAGTGATTTCCCTCATTTCATTTTTGAGAAGTTCCTTTTTTTCTATTAAATCTACTGAGTTCATAGTGTATCAATTTCATTGTCTAAGGTGTCCATCACCTTTTTAACTTCCTCTTCTTTGAGTAATACTTCTTCTGCTCTTGCACTGCAACTTGTAGTTGGGTATGCTGCTCTTGTTACCAAAGAACAATCATACAAACCTGAGATATGGTTGATTTCCCTTTTAAGTTGGTTGTCTGCATCACGATACCATCTTTCTGACTTTTCGTCATCATCCATCGAAAATGCAAACGAACACTCGAAGAGATTTCCGTTTCTAACATCGTATAGTGCTTGATTACCGAGTTCAGTCGTAGGTGCATCAAATCTGAAATAAAGACCGTCATCCCTCAGTTCAAGGTCAAGTGTTCCCTCTCCCTTGTTCCATCTGGCCAACATCTTTTCGTCATCGTGATTTCTATTCATAACGATATCTGAGTTGTCAATGAGTTCCTGTGTGATTGCACCTCTCATTATCATTTCGGTAAAACCACCAAGGTCTCTACTCCACTCGTTAAATCTCACTGCATAACCTTCGATTGTACGACTTTCCTCGTTGTCAGAAGTCCTCACTTCGATAGGAAGTACTCTAACTTCTTTATTCATCGTCTGATTGGTTGTTTTGTATAGTGTTTTGATTTACATCACTGAATGCAATGTGGAGTTGGTCTCCTCCCTCAATTGGTTGATAACCGAGTTGTAGTCTGCATTCATTTGGTGTAAGTAATCCGTTGTTACTGAGTGCAACAAGGTATTCTGCTTCCTCTTTCTTGTTTGCTTTCAACAAGAACTCAATGTCAAACTTAATGTTGATGTTGTTTATTTCACTGAGTTTAAGGAGTTTTCTATTAAATTCTTCCTCTATCATCTTTACATAAGGGAGAAGAGTGTGTAAAACAAATTCTCTTTGTAAAGACTCAACTACTCCATACTGAGAACCACCTTCTTCACCAAGTAACACTGGGTTAATTCCAAACCATCTACAAATGTCAGTGACATTAAAGTGTCTTGACTCAATCATTTGAGCATCTGCACTGCTCACTGAGATAGCTTGGAAGTCCATATTTCCCTGTAAGACTGCTACACCTTGACCATTGTTTGTATATGTCTCATTCCAAGCTTTCTTAATGTCTTTGGTCTGTTGTGGTGTAAGTGGTGAATTGACCTTCAAGATACCGGCGAGATTTCTACCGTTGGAGAAGAAATCAGATGCAGATTGTTCTGTGTTTTTGCTATTTTTAACAGAGTTACTTGCAAATGACAGAACTGAAATCCCGTTTATACCGTCATAACTGAATTTCTTCAAATGGACCATATTGATTGGTTCTATCTGTTTTTTCGAAATCAGTGGTACTGAGTATATGAGTTTCCCTGTCTCTTTATTGTAGTTGATTGACACGTCACCACTTTCAAGAAATCTAAGAGATTTTACTGAACCGTCTTGGTGTCTGTTGATGTATGCAAATCCGTTTCCTTTCAAGAGAACTGACTGGATAAGCATCTTGATGAAAGTGTATTTGTCGAGTAAGTTGTCTCTGTTGTCAAAGACTTGATAGAGTTGATGATTGGGTAGGTATTTACCATCCTTTGTCTCGATGTCTATCGGTAAGATTGCTACACTATCACTGATAAGTTCAACACATCTGTATACTGCACTCAAAGTCAGTGCATTCCCATTCTGAAATAAGTTACCGAAAAGTAGTCCGGTGTTGACTGGTTGGACTGAAGGTGTAGTAAGGACAGCATCGTGAATGTCGTTTCTGTTACGTTTAAAAATGTCTAAAAGTCCCATTTACTAATTTCCGTTTCTATTTATATAGTTGGTTGGTTGGTTGTGAACACTTATAAAAATATGTTCCAACATACATATATAATATAACAAAAATAAATTAACAATATTTAAGACCTTAGATGATGTTGTTGTAATGGGGTTCTGTCAAGTAACCACCGAGTGCTTCCACATTGCTAATAACACCGTCTATCTTACCACTTTCGTCACCTCCCTTTATTGGTTTCACATTTTCGTTGAAGTCTCTTTTCAGTGCTACATTCGTGAACATCCATCTTGTTATCTCGTTGTTGTCTATGAAGATTTTTCCTTGTTTAATTCCTCTCTCATATTCCTTCGTTCCTCTGTTAAAATTTCCTAAAGACTGACTGAATGGAACCATATTAAAGTTTGCTTCCGTCATCTTGATACTCCATTGGACACTGTTCCAAGTGTCATAGAAGACAGCATAGATATTGAGTTGCAAGTTTTCTCTCCATTCAAGGAAATAGTTAGTTATGACATCGTAGTCAGTCACATTTCCAGGACAGATGATGAGTTCTCCGGTTCGTGACCATACTTTGTACTTCTCTGCATTGACATTGTTTTCGAAACAAGATGATGGGAGAAAGTAAAAAGTCTTTGTGATTATCGTCTCACCTTCTTCTGCTAACAAAGTAACTGCTGTAATGTCACTTGTCGATGCAAGGTCAACACCAACATAGATGGATTTTCCCTTAAAGTCATCAAGACTAATGTTCTTACTCTGTTTCTGTATCAAGTCATTCGTAATCCACACGTCACTACTGCTGACCCACATATTGAAATTCTTGGTCTTTACACCAACTTCAAGGGATGGTTGGTTCTTTGCTGAATTAACTTGGTCTCTGAGATACTTACGTGAAACAGTTACGTCCAAGTTGGGATTTGCTTTAATCCAATTTTTCTCATCGGTCCAGTCATCACCCTCATCAAGTTCATATATTGCTGCAAACTGAGTGTCGTCTTCCTTCAATCCCTCTAAAATGTCAATACAAGTGTTTCTGTAATTGTGACAGAAACCATACAGTAAGAAACCGGCGGTGGAAATTTGCAATGCAAGTGGGTTGTTTCGAAAACCTTGTCCCGATATGAGTACGTCCCATATCTTAGAGTCCGTGTAACTATGAACCTCGTCACACACAAAGAAAGAAGGGTTTAATCCGTCAAGTTTTCCTGTGTCGGATGCAAGACATCGTGAGTAACTGTTTTTTGAGTCGAAGTATATTCTGTCTCGTTGGAACTTGCAGTATTTCCGTTTGGGGTCGAGACCTTTACCGAAAACAGACTCCATATCGAAGAGTAGTTTTGCTTGTTCTCGTGATGATGCAATGTTGTAGACCTGTCCTCCTGACTCACCAAGTAATAACTCTGCTATGCTCAATGCACCACAGAGTGCTGATTTTCCGTTCTTTCTTGCAACCAAGATAAAGACTTTGTTTATGAGTCTGAGACCGGTGTTTTTCTCGTAAAAACCATAGATATTTGATACAATCCACTGCTGCCAGGGTTCTAAAATGAATGGTTTTCCGGCGGACTTACCAGAGAAGTGTCTTATCTTAGAAATGAGATTAATGACTTTGTCTACTTCCTTTGGTCTGAATTCGTAGTTTGGATTTTCGAAGAAAGACAAGTATCTCTGACAAGCAAGTTTAATAAATCGTCCGGCGGTAATTTCTCCGTTAAGAACTTTCTTGGGGTATTCCTTGTATTTTTCGAAATCATCCATCTTATTCTGTTAGTGCTTCTATGAAGTCTTCAGTTGTATCTTCCTCAGAGAGTTTCTTTATCTTACTCAAATCGTAAGGAGAAAAACCTAGTTTCTGAGAAAGTTTAAGTAGTAAAGTCTGATAGTCTTTAAGTGAGTTAATGAGTGGGTTCTTCTTAAAGGTAGTTGGGTTAAAGACTCCGTTGGTCTTTATTTCCTCTTGGAGAGTGACTATCATATCAAGTGTGTCTTCTAAAAGTTCAAGTTGAACCTCCCATTCAGGTTTTACTTCACCGTATTCCTCTTGAAGGTGAGTTATTGTGTTATCGATGATTAGTTGAATGTCTTCTCTTTTCATATCTACTTTCTGTTATGTTGTATTTTCTATTTTACAAATCCAATTCCTAATGCTATTCCATACCCCCAATGCCAGGACCTCGTTTTAGGGGTAAAACAGGTCTCCTGGTGAGTTTTTATAGTGGTTATGGATAAGGAGTCCATAGACACTGAGAAACCCTCTAAAAATGCCTTTAAATGAGTTTCTGTTGAGTCTGTCTTTATGATAGTGTCTAAAACATACTTTGAGATAGGGACCGGTAGGTTGATAGTGTCTGTTAAGAAGGTAGTGTCTGTTAAAGTTAGAGTATCATACCTCACTACTTCTTTCTTAACAAGGATTGGTTTTTCTAAGGTGATGGTATCAGTGATAATGAGAGCAATAGTGTCTGTGACATAATTAGTGTTTCTCTCAATCAACTTATGATGTTGGAATATGATTATTCCTATAAATACTGCTATAATGCTTGAAATAATAATTATCTTCTTCATTTTCATTAATTTCAATCAATAAAGTCTCTAGTGGAGCGTAGCGGAACAGAGACTTTCATTCCCATTAGGGGGAAAACAATAAAGGGGAAGTAACAACCTCCCCTTTCCTCACACAAACAAATTATTAACTTAAAAAAACAACATTATTCGTTTAATTCCTTCATCCTATCAAGGATTGTTTTTAGTCTTTCGAGTACCAAAGGGTCTTTCAAGTAGTAGGTGTATAGAAAGTGGATGGTTGAATGACTTCTTGAATTTAAAGGAATGAAGTTCTCTGGGTCTAACACTTGGTAGTTCTCTGGGTTTAGGTCTAAGTGGTGCAGCTCCCATTTTCCGTGGAGTGGTTTTCCTGTCAAGTAATCCTTTTTGATTGACTTCCTTATTCTCTCCCGGAATTCTTTCCAACACTTAGTTGCTCTAAACCTCTTTTTTAACCTCTCATTCTCAGTCATACCATTTTGTTTGTTTTACCCTCTCACTTTAAAAGATAACAAAAACAAAACAAATGTTTAAGACCTATCTCTTTTTTTTTCTCGGCGGAGCAAGAATGTATTTTTATAAATAATTATCTATTCCCTTTAGGGAATAGATTATATTTAAAAACACTTCTAACTTTAGTTAGAAGTTTTTTAAATATTATTTTCTTCTTTACTTTTATTTATTCTTTTCTTTTGGTTCTTTTCTTTTCTGTTTTCTTTTCTTTTCTTCTTTTGCTGCTCTCTGTTGTAGGAAAATCAAAACTGAAATGTTAAAAATGCATTTTTATGAAAATCCTTGAATTTTTTTTTGTTATATTTAATAGAGAAAACCCTCAAAACCTCAACCTCAAATTAAACAAAAGAGAAATGGAAACCATAAGAAAAGAACTGAGAAATAACTTTTTAATAACAGACTTTCAGATTTGGAACTGGACTCAACCAAGTTGTCGAAACTATCTTGGAATTGTTACAAGGGATGAAAACAAGAATTACAGATACCAATGGTTGAACCCATCGAAGAAAAGTGATGAATACTTTGATGTGCTGCCAGTAAAGGAAGGAGATGTTCTTATCGCCGGTCTGAATGAGTACAAAAAGTTCCCCAAAAAGATATTCTATGGTGTTCTACACAAGGATGATGAGTGTATGTTACTTGTGAGAGACACAACATACTTGAAAGTCAAAAAACTCCTCAAAGAAAATGGCGTACATTAACCGACCCAAAAAGAAAAAAGACATACGAACCAACAAGAACAAGACAGAGACGGTACAGAAGACCCACAAACTTGTCTATGACACACCCTACTGGAAACAACTCCGGTTATCC